CTCCCACATATCAAAGCGGCACTTACGACCAAGCCATGTCCTGATGCTGCCCACTTCGGCAGCGCGGTTCGAGGTCATATCAGCTATGCCCTTAACAAAGGGCACGTTCTCGTGGTACTTAGCAAGCAGAACCTTTGCCTCTTCTTCAGTAATGTCCATAACACCAGCCAGCTTCTTCCGTCCCATGCCGTACATGATTCCTAGATTTACTGTCTTCGCGTCCTTGCGGCTAATGCCAGCCATGTCTGCAACCATTTGATGAAAGTCGGCGTAGCCCTCTTTATATGCTTTCACAACTTCATCAATCTGTGGATGTCTGTGAACCCCTGTGACTTGAGCACAGTAGTGCGCTAACCATCTTGGTTCTTGTGAAGCATAATCAAAACTTCCCCATTTGGTGCCTTCTTCTGGTATAAATAACCCACGGATCATGCCTTTGATCTCAGGATCGCGGGCTGGAATCTGTTGAAGGTTCGGGTTGCTAGAAGAAAAACGCCCCGTAACCGTGCCCCCATCATCAGAACGAAGAGCATTGAAGTCACAATGAATACGTCCATTATGCGAATGATCGAGAATTGTCTCAACAAACGTTGTGTTAGCTTTGTTAAACTCGCGAAGCTTTACAACCTTCTGCGCTATTGGGTGCGTGTGATTCGAAAGAAACTGTTTTGTAAAGGAGGGAGCGCCCGTGCTTTCTGTCCGGCTGTAAGGCACTCCAATCGCGTCGAAAGCCTTTGCTATAGATGTCGCAACCCACGGCTCAATGAAGACGCCAGTCTCTTCCTTTATTTCTTTAAGTAGAATATCTTCCCGCCGCTTCAGGTCTTTCTTTACCTGTTCTGCCTTATCAATGTCGACGCGGACACCGCGTGTCTTCATCTCGAAAAGCACAGGTAGTAGGTCTGACTCCAGCTTAAATATAGAAGACACTTCCTCTTTAAGTATTTCTGGGCGAAGCCTATCCCACAGACGCAGCGTAACTGCCGCATCCTGCTCGGCATACTTGCCAACGAACCGTGCAGGTAGCCGCCACATCCCTGACTTGGGATTGACACCGTACATCGCAGCCGCAGCGCGTAGCGTCTTCTCATTCTTGAACTCGCCGAGATATTCACGAGCCAAAGAGTCGAGGTTATAGTACCTACGATTCTCGTTGAGAAGGGGCGCGGCTATCATTGTGTCGATTATCGGACCTTGAACCTCGATTCCTGCCCAGCGCATCCAGCCTAAGTCATACAGCGCATTGTGCATAATCTTCTCGACGTGCGGGGTAGCCATCTGTTTCTTCAGCCAGTTGACGACTGATTTTTCTGGCATGTTGCCGCCACCTTCGTGACGGACAGGGAAGTATCCAGTGAAATCACCCGCTGCTACAGCGTAGCCAATGACATAGCCGTCGTTGCGGCACCAGCCCGGACCAAGAGTGGTTAGATTTGGATCACACGTTTCCAAGTCAATTGATATGCGTTCACACCTTGTGAGGTCTGGAAAGGATGACGGAGGCGCCCAGTCATCTTCGTCAGTGAAGCCGAGGGCGGCCTCCTTGACATCGATGTCCAGCAGGTTCATCTGATACTCACTCATTGTCTTGCTCCAGTAACGATTCCCAGTTGTTGAACATAAATAAAGGAGTGTCCGGCCCCACATATGCCCCGAAAGTATTGTACTCTAAAAATTCCATAGCCTCGGATCTGGTCATGTCCTTGGCGAGAATGTCTATGCACATATCAACGTCGTATACCAAACGAAACTGCCCTGTTGCAATGTCGTGCGTTGCACCAATGATAGCCTCGTCCAGCCCGTCAGCCTTCATCATTTACTATCTCCCCGCCCAGCGCAGCATAACCAATAATGTCTACCCAAGAGTCGTCCTTGGTCATGTCCTCTGCCAATCGCGCTAGCTTCACCCCAATCATACAAGCAACTACCTGCTCGGCAGTAATAGAACGACCAAGAATGATACTCCAGATCGTGGCAATACGCTCGTGGTTGAACTTGGCGGGACCGTATTCCTTTGCCCTCGGACCGTTGATTAGTGCCTCTGCCCGATTAAGAAAGTCTTCTCTCGTAACCAGCTTTTCTTCTTTTTTGCTCATAGCTGAAATCCATATTGTGTCTGAGGTTCGATTAAGTGTAATGATTTTTTGGCGCGAGTAAGCCCAACGTAGAACGTCCTGATTTCGGAGTCCTGATCTAGGCTTTCAGCGCATGCTCTTGATGAATCTAAAAGAAGGGCGACGTTATCCGCCTCGCCACCTTTTGCTTTGTGGATCGTCGATATCTTGATCCTCGGGGTCCCCGTCAAAATAGACTCGCCCATACGGCGTACTGATGAAATATATATTCTCTCGTTCTCGCTCACCTTCAAGACTTCGTACCACGGAGTCTCCGGTGTCGCTGTCAGAGAACACAGGTCTTGAATATCTGTTAGCTTGTAAGTTTTTTCTGGGCCTAAGTTTGCGAGTATCTTCTTGCCAGCTTTGGTAATAACTGAGCTTGTCATTAGTGTTGAAAGCTTCTTCAGTTCTTGGGCAGACAGTTGTTGATCCTTGCATAGTTTTAACCATACCTCGATTCCAGTGAGAACATTTGGGGAAATGGACCAACCGGAGCCTTCACGCCAAAACAGGAATCCTTGTTCTTTGAGTGTGGTTGCAATTCTGTTAGCAATGAAATTGGTACGGGCTAAGATTAGCCACTCTCCGGTTGTTAAGTCCACATCTAGAATATCACGATGCCACACTACGGAGCCAGCTTCATCTGTAGGTTTCCAGAATTTTTTCTGTCTCGTACCTAATTGTTTTACAAGGGAATCTGCCATGCTGTGCACGGATATCGGCAAACGATATGACTTATCCAATAGGATCTTATTGTCCGATGCGTTGAGAAAATCTTTTACCTCTACACCCATCCAAGAATAGATGCATTGGTCATCATCGCCGGCATAGTAAACACGCTTCGAGTTGGGCTTCAGAACCTCATGCACCATTTTCCACTGCAAAGGTACGAGGTCTTGAGCTTCATCAACAATGAGTACATCAAGCGACGGGCAGTGCCCTTGCTCTATGAAGTCCTCGATCATATCTACAAAATCAAGCTTGTTTGTTTCTTTTTTATAGTCTCTGATAACTTGATCCACGAGCTTTAGCTGCTGAAAGTGCAGCCGCCTGTCAGCGGTTCTCGAGAACTCTTCTTCAATGGTACGCCCTGTAACACGCGCCATTTGCAGCATAGACAGGTAAGCATCGCCGCCCTTGCCCGGACTAAACAGTGCACCTTCCTGCATTGTCAGAGAAGCATTAGAGGAGAACTCAAGGCCAAGCAGCGCACCTATGCGAGAGTAATCAGATCCTCTGAGTACACGATTAGGTGACAGCCCTAGACATTGATAGGCAAAAGAATGCAGTGTGCGAAACCACACCATTTGATTTGCATCCATGTTCAGCTTTGCCGCTGCCCTCTCTCTAGCTTCTTCTGCCGCCTTACGAGAAAAAGATACGAACGCAATACGTTCAGGAGATGTCCCACTTTCTAGCTCCTCTTTAACTATGTTGATTAACCGTGTCGTCTTGCCCGTGCCCGGAGGTCCGAAGATGGTAGTCTCTGTTATAACATCCATTAGAATGGCACCCCATCACCTTCGACGTTGATCCTCGGAACCTGAACCTCTCTGTTAAAAGCAGGCACCCACCACACACGCAAAGGCTTTGAATCTCCTTTGGTTGTTTTGAAGCGTCTCTGACCATTAGCTACGCCGTCTTTGTTAAGCTCCTTTAGGCGCTCTTGTATTTGTCCACGGCTATAGCTGTCGAAGCGCTGATTGCGAAGGAACTTCATTAAGGCTTCAATCTTGAAGTAGGTTAAGCCTTCTTCTTCTTCCGTGTAAGGCTTGCCAAGACTGATCTCTTCAGCGGATTGCGCTTGCACCCGCCCATCACAGAACGCCTCGAGAAGATCCATGAACTGACCTTTGTAGGTTAGCTCTTCTGGAACCTCGATCTCACTCATGTCTTCCATCAGCATGCCAACAATAACCTGCCAGTCAGCCATCTTCATCATTGGCGGCATCTTGTGAATCTGTTCCATACACGCCTTTTGAAAACGCTGCGGTGTCTGGAGATCATCCGTATTCAATTCAACGCGCTGACCGCCAACGTCACAAAACCAAACAGGTGGCTCTGACTTAACAACGCAAAGCCCAGTGACATCTATATTACTAACGTGGCTTCCAATACCAAACTTCTTTGTCTTACACAGCGCCTTATTACAATAAGACTTGAGCGGCTCCTGATCACAGGGAAAGCCGTACTCTTTCTTCTCATGCTGTTGTTGTATCGTTACAATCTCTGACGCGGGTAGCGCGGGGTTGGCAAACTTTGTGTTGATTTCTTCTAGCCTAGCTTTCCAGTTTTCAGGTTGCTCTTTCTTACAACCAACCGCCGCTGCAAACATAACTGTGTTACGGGTTCCCTCGGGGATCCCCTGCCCAAACATACAGCTTAGGCAGGGGGCCCAGTCCTTAAACTCGTCGACCTGTTCACCAAATGTCAAACCAACAAAAACATCTGGATCCACACTCCTCCGGTCTACAAGCTCAAGAAATTCGTCTAGGGACGCAGGCTCTCCGTCTTCTTTAACCGCGTAGCGGAGAGTTTGTTCCTCATCAAAGTACGGCAGGTTAATAAAGTTCCCCACATCACCACGCTCGACAAGAATCTGTTCTTGCTTTGGGAAAATCTCACAGCCGCCATAACCAAGTATGGCAGAAATCTCTGAAGCTTTATCACGGAACTCTCCTGCACTAATCCACTTTGTAAAGAAAAAGAATATGTGTGCACCCCCTGACTTCGAGCGACAAGTGACGCAAGGGATCTCCATATTGCGGAGCTTGCGGTCAAGTGCCTCGATGTCCAGTGGGTACTTATCAATATCAAGAGCACCAAACTTACATTGGTTGTCCTCATTAATAGGTATAGATCCTACCCCATTCTTGCCCTCAAGATGGTGCTTGATTAACTCTAACGTAAGCGGTTGCCGCACAATGCGTGACTTGGCTTTTTGTTTCCCAGCTCTACGTTCATCTGATATCTGTGTCTGTCCATGCGCTGCACTGAATCCTGTAAATGCAGCCATGAACCGTTCTGCTTGGTTCATAACTATGCCCCTAGTTGGTTTTGTTGGGGGTAGGAGGACCGCGATCCACGGTCCTCCCCGCATTTACTAGAAAGGTATGTCGTCTCTCGGCTCAGAAGAAGC